TTTGGTGCAATCTATGGATTAAAACCTACATTAGATATCTTTAATAAAAAATAAATTATGGTTAAAAAAATTTATCAAAATCCTAGTGGTGGATTAAATGCTGCTGGTCGTGCATACTTTAAAAGAACAGAAGGATCTAATTTAAAAGCTCCAGTCAAATCAGGGGTAAACCCAAGACGAGTTTCTTTTGCGGCTCGCTTTGGTGGTATGAAAGGATCTCTACTTACTAAATCTGGTAAGCCAACAAGATTAAAGCTAGCACTTAAAGCCTGGGGTTTTGGATCAAAAGAAGCAGCTCGTGCTTTTGCTGCTAGACATAAGAAAAGTTAGTTTTGGCAAGACGAAAAATAATAATTAAATCCTGCGGTTACTGTTATATCTGTGGCAAAGAACATATATCAAATGAGGGTGGGTGGATTATTAACGCTGAAAAATTAAATTTCTGTCATAGCATGGAACATAGTTGTTTTGATATGTATTTAGCCAATGTTCATGCACCAGAAAAACAAAAATATATTAAAAATATTACACTTGATAAGAGAATTGAAATGTATATTAATTATTTAAAAACTAAAATAAGTATTTAACATGAAAAAAAATAATAAAAAGAAAAAAGGTTTTCCAGATCTAACAGGAGATGGTAAAGTAACTTTTAAAGATATATTGAAAGGTAGAGGAGTTATTGATAATGGTAAAAAAAACAAATCACTAATGAGTAAATAATATGGATAAATCTAAATATCATAAAACAAAAGAAGGTAAGATGGCTCGTAAGGGTTTATATTACAATATTAACAAACGTAAGGAAGCTGGTACATCTAGAAGCAAATCAGAATCCACTATATCTAAAAAGGCTTATAAGAGTTTGTTATCAGGATTTAAAGATTAATTATTTAACATTATCCATCACATACTGGTATCTATTCCAGATCATATAATTTGGTTGCCAGTAATGTTCCTTATTAATTTTCATTCTAACATGATGGATCATTGTAGTATGATCTCTATTACCAAGTAATACTGCAATCTTTGTAAATGGCATATTATATTTATCTCGCAAAACATTTATAAATATAGATCTTGCAATTACAGCTTGTTGTATTCTAGTTCTTGCAGTAATGTCATTTACATTTACATTTAATTGATTAGCAATGATTGCTAAAATATCTTTTACATTTTCAGGTACTACAACATCATTGATTGCTATATGATTAACAACTTTCTTAGATCTTTTATTTGATTTAAAAAATTGTCTTGCTAATCTATATCCAGTTCTAAATCCTGTACGATAAATTTTTCTTTCTGCATCTGATAAATTTGAAAAAATACTAAAAGAATATCGCAATTTAATTTGCTTATACATTTCTTTTGGCGTCATGGCTTCCCCTTAGTTGCGTATGCAACTATTTGTTGTTTTATAATTTAAGATAATGATTACGCCATTATCTTTTCTTTTGTCTGCTCAATTTTAAATATCAATTTTTTAGAATCGTTTAGATTCTTTTGATATTTATGAAAGAATTCAAGAGCTTTTCTGTGTTTCATTTCTTGTAAATCTCTCATTTTTTGCAGACGAATTTTTAGTTTCTCCAACTAAATCATCTTTCTGTTTTATTGTTGTAAAAACTGTTTTGATATTTTTAATTTTAACATCAATCACTACACCTTTGGCAGCTGGATTTGATGCAATTTCAGCACTATCAAATTCTTCTGTATAAACAAAAGAACACTCACAGTTTTTATTACGAATAAACTTTACCATTATTTACCCTTTTTGGCAATACTCTTATGTCTTAAATTCTTTGTCATCTTGCAATAGATTGCAAGATCATTATAATTATCAGCTTTAAATTTTTTAGTGCAACGATATAGTTTTAGTGCCATCATTAGGTGTCCCACATCCTCAGGGGTTAATGCTACCTTAACTTTATCAAACAATACAATAGAGAAAAGCTCGGCAAGTAAAGCAAAGTTTTCCTCATAATCACCATACTGTTCGTGGCGTTCTTGCATAATCTTTTTATGAATCTTTTCTTCAATGGAAATAAAGTCTTCTTTACTTATCATGTATATTCTTTGTTGTTTACTCTACCCTTGGGACAACGAAAGGTTGGATCTATGCGATCCTGGGTAAAAACCCAAGGGTAGAATGAATAGTATTTTTATATACTATTAGTAGTTACGATTACCAAAGCTCTTGTTATTTGCAAAGGATTTTTTTTGAAATCCTGCAGTTTTAAAAGAACCTTGTGCTTTGTTTTGTGTTGGTTGACTTTCTTTTTTAGTTAAAATGACAGTGTATCCACCTGTTGAATTACCATCTATATCAACTCCATCAAAAGCAGCATAATCATACCAATCTCCACAAATGTTCACATTCATTTTCCAATTTTTACCCTCTGGTGCTTTTGGAGAATTAGGTGCAACAAATACTGGTTGATTGTCGCCTTGTTTTTTATTTAAGTTAGGAACAAGATTTAAATATATCTTGTTCTTTGGTTGGTCGTTCATCTATACCTCATTTTGAGTTATGATCTCATTACGTTTACTTTCAAACTTATTTAAGATTGAATTGTAAGTATTGAGATCTTTTATTTTTATTTGATTTAGAAGATCTTTATTGGCACGCCACAGAAAATCTAGTTTAGCTGTATGCGGTGCATGATGCACCTTCTTCATCAGTTCATTAATTATACTATCATCATTTATTGATGCAGTATCTTTGCCATTCATAAGTTGTACTGGAATATTTAACTCCTCATACTCTTCTTTAGATGTCATATCTTCAAGAAGAATACCCATGATTGATAAAGCTCGTGTGATTGCAAAGGTTTCTGCTATTTCTAAATACCCTGGCTTATCTCGGTATTGTTTAGAATATCCACTTGCAACAATTCTTTCAGGATCATAACCAAGGATCTCACATTTCATAATTACATATCTATCTGAATGCTCAATAATCCTACAATTAATACCAAATTCAGTGCCAAAAACTTCTCTAAAATATTTTATCTTTGACCAAGCTGACACTGTTTTCTTACCATGTTGATTAATGTATGTACCATGTGTTTCACATAAATCATTAACTTGTTTTATTTTTTCTTTCATCGTTTCCTCTACATTGTTTTATATTTACAAGTGTAGGCAAATACTTCTTTTGATTTATAATATATGCCAGTCTTGTTTCTTGCTTCACTAAACCCATTTGTGTGTACGTATGTATACTTATTAAATAAAGAATCACACAAATAAGGATTAATTTCATTAACTTTAAATTCAAATGAATGTGTTGTGCCATTTATAAGAATAATTGTTAAGATTATTTTCATTTAGCAATTAAATAAACCAGCAATAAAAATATAATTATAACTAAAAATATTTTTATAAACATATCTTTAAATAATTTATCCTCTCGTTTTTTTATTTGTAACATTAAAGCATCATTAATAAATTGTTTTTTAATTTTTTCTTGTTGTTTATAATAATAATTTATATTCATTATATATTATCCCATAATGATGCGGCTCTACGTACGTATTCTTCTTGAATATCTTTCCATATAAAACTAGAAAAATCTGGTGGTGGTATAATCTTTGCCATTTCATAAGGATTGCCTTTGCAAAGATAAACTAAATTTTGTCTAATCTTAGATTTAATTAAATCTTGCTGCACTAAGAATTCCATGTACTCAGGCGTAAGCAATTCGCAAGTATCAGGTGTAAAAATATTATAACTGTCTTGATTGACATAAAGTAAGTGAGGAATTTTTTTTGTAGCGTACCAATAGAATGCACATTGTTTAACATGATTAACATCAGGTTGTTTAGGAAGATAACCTTTAATCCAACTAAAACCAGCTTTTGTCTCTGATTTTCTTTTTGATCTATGTTTAGTTTTTAATTCTATGAATTTGTTTTTATTATCTTCGTAATCTATTCTACCTAGTTTTGGTAAAATAATATCTTTAAATTTATATGAGCAATATCTTTCGCTGGCTGACTCTTCTGCTAAACCAATATCTTTTATGGCTTTCACTGTAATCTTAATCATATCTACTAAATAATTTTTAGTATCCTCGTGCATTTCTTTATCAGCTTCGTTGTGTGCTTGGTATTTATTATATTCTTTTATTTCTTCTTGTATAATTTTATCTAAATCTTGTTTTTCATTTAATATTTTTTTCTCAGCATCATATATATATTTAGAAACATATCGTTGCGAAGCTCTACCAATGGATAAACCAGCAGTTATACGATGATTAATATTCATTAATCTACGATCCTCTTGTGTGAAGAGGCAATATTTTATTAGCCAATCGGAATCTGATAATGTTTCTTGTGATGGTGAACTGTGATCTAAATTAAGTTTTTTATAATAACTTAATGCTAAATCCTCATCTATGTTTTTTATAGATGAGATGCTATTATTATTTGTTAAATCAATAACCATACACCTCTCATTGTTTATTAACTAGTATCAAATTGGTTATTCATGTCAAATACTATTTGACAGATATACCCAAATTGTTTATTTACAATGTAACGAAAGGAAATCTATGAAAAACAAATATAAAAAACAAATAAGTAAATTGTTAGCTGCATACCATAAAAAATGGGATTGCTTTGGAAAGGAAATAAATGACACTACAAGAGTACAAAGAAAAAAATAAATTAACAAATAAAGATTTAGCCAAGCTCATAGGATTGTCAGGTAAAAATCCTATTGTATCTGTAATTAGATATTTAAAATCTGAGAGACTTCCTCATCCTAGAATTATGAAAACAATTATAAATAAAACAAATGGATTAGTTAAACCAAACGATTTTTATAATGCATATTATGAAAAATATAAATTATGATAAAGTAATTATTGAATGGTTAGATATAAGTTCTGATGGTTGTGATGAAGCATGGAATAGTGAGGATGAATTTAAAAATTTAGTTCCTGCAGTATGCACAACCATTGGTTATTTGTATGAGGATAATGATCATTGGATAAAAACCTTTGCCACATACAGTTTTAATTCTGATAACACATTAGATTTTGGGGATTGTGTTTGCATTCCAAAAGGTGTTGTTAGATCAATTAGAAAAATTGAAAATTAATATTGTAATTTTTTATGGCGTTTTTAAATCA